GCCACCCCGACGTTCTGCGCTTTCATCGCCGCCGCGACTTCCTCGCGCAGCCGCGACGCGACATCTTCGCGCAGCCGCGCGGCGATTTCGGCGGCGAGTTCCGACTGATTCATCACGATTTCCGTCATCTTCTCCTTCTCCTCCTTCACTTGATGACTAACCGATATGCATTCCGAATCATTGTGCGCGGCTCTGCGGGCGTCGGCGTGATGCTCGCATCCAGCCCCAGCAGCCAGCGTTTGATGAACATCGCCTTCCCCGCCGGTTGGCGCACCACGAGATGCGCCGCCGTCCCGCTCGACCACCCCAACTCCGGCGCGATCTGGGCGAGATAGCGGTACTTCGCGTCGAGCAGCCCGCGGATAATTACGCCCTCGTCGGTCAGTTCCAGCGCGCCGTAGCCGATCGGCTCTTCAACGAGAATAACCCCCGACGCAGTTTTCACCGGTTGCGCGTGGTTCAACCAAATCGGCGTTTCGCGTAAACGCCCGAAGTCGGTTTCCGCAGTGAAGAACTCGTTTTCGAGGTCGGTTGCGTCGGGACTGCCGAACACCACCAGCAACCCTTCAACGTCGCCGCTCTCGACCGCCTTCAGCGCCGCGCCGGGCGCGGTCTGCCATTCCATCTCCTCACCTCCCCCTCTCTTTCAGCACCGCGATTGCTTCCTTCTTTGCCGCTTCCGCCGCGTCCCTCAGCGACGCCCAGCGCCCGCGATGGACGCGCGCTTGCGGCATTCCGTAGACGTATCGCGCATAGGACGCGGTGTTCTCGACGATCCGCGACGTTTTCGACAGTTTCTTGATCCGCAATTTCTGCCGTAAGTTACCGGTGCGCCGGTAGCGTGAACCCGCGGGCGGCGGCGGATAGATTTGCATCATACCGTGCGCAGCGGTCGCGCCCGCGTCGAGCGCGGCTTCGATCCGCGCCGCACGCGGCAGCAGTTTGCGCAATGCGTTATCCAGATCGACAGAGACGCTAACCCGCATCGATCCGCTCCAGTCTGACGCCGCAGCGACAACGCGGGTGCGCCGGGGGCCCGCTCCGTCCGCCCCACTCGTCCTCGCGCTTACTATGCAGTGCGCCGCAGATCGGACACACGCGCTCGTCGTTGGCGGTCTCCCAAATCATCACATACTCCAGATTGTGCTCAGTGCGCAACCCGTCGCGGTACGCTCGCACGCCCGCCGTTGCAGCTTCAGTCGCGGCGGTGATGGCGACGGTTTCGGCGCGCTTCGCACCGACGACCGGCTCGATCATTGCAACGAGTTCGGCGCGATCCGCGCCCGGCATCCGTCGCCACGCCGCGACCGCGCGGGCGATGTAGTCGCGCGTGTACGGATAGAGCAATTCTTCAACCTGGCGGCGCGTCGCTTCCTCAGCCCAATCCGCCAGCAGCGCATCGACGTTGACCGCAACGCCGACCTCGGCGCGCATTTCGTCCGCGAACAGACGTGCGATTGTCTCGATATTGCGGCGCATTGCGGGATAGAGTGTCTCGTTGAACATCTGCGCCGTAATCTCATCTGCGCCGTCGAGCATCACCTGACGCAACTGTTGAAACGCGCGCTTGAGATCGCGGTAGAGTTGCACCTCGTGCGGCATCAGTCCCGCTTCGTCGTCCTTCTTCAGCGATTTCGCCGCGTCGTCTGTCGGTTCAGCGCCGTTGACGCCCGCCAGCCGCAGCGCCGTTCTTACGTCGAGACCGGCAGCCACCGCCTCGCGCGCAATCGCCAGCCGGTTGCGCAGACGCAGCAGTTCTTGGTCTGCCGCGTCCTCAACGAACTGCGGCAGATCGAGACGTGCGCGGGCTTCGTTCAGTGTGAGCACCGGCTGTCCGGTGAGTCTCTGGATCGCTTCCGCTTTTTCCAGTTCCGAGTTCTGCACCGCGTCAATGCGCGCTTCGTTGCAGCGCAGCGTCTGGTTGTACGCGACGAAGTGCGGCTGCAACATCGCGGTTATTTCGCGGGCGCGGGTGAGGATCGTCAGAAGAATGAACGTCTGATAGTCGCGCAGCGCGGTCGCGTAGGTGCTGGCGTTCGAGAACACCAGCGACATCGGCACTTGAAACGCGGTGAGCATCAGTTCCGCCGCGCGCTGGAGCAGTTCGGGTTTGACTGCATCAGACAGTGTATCGCCCAGCGTGACGGTTTTGATCTCGCTTGACAGCGCGAGATGCCGGAATGCGTTGCGGATGCCGCTGACGAGTTGGCGCAGCCACTGCTCAAAGCGCGACCGCTCGGCGTCCGTCGGGCGCTGGGCGAACATCCAGACGGTGGGGCGCACCGCCCCGCGCTCGAAGTACGCCGTCTGGTAGCGCTCGGCAGCCAGCAGTGCGCGGGCTTGGGTCAGCGCCGTCGTCACCAACCCGACGCCGGGTTCAACCTCACTTCTTACGGACGGTTCCCAGAAGTGGAGCAGTTCGGTTTCCGGTTCAAGTCGAACTTCAACGTTGTTCACGCGGCGCGTAAACCCGACCAAACCGCGTTTCGCGTCGGTGATCGGAGTGATGGTGCGCGGGTGCAGACGACGCAGACCGAGCGGCGCTGCCGGATCGCGTAGTAAATACGCCGCGCCGTACAGACACAGATCGATCTCGACGCCGCGAATGAGTGCCGCCAACCTCTCTGCGTCAAACGCCACCAGCGACCCGCGCCGGGTGGTGATCTCCCACGGCAGCGACGCGAGGGCGTTGGCGCGTAGTGTCACCGCCGTCCGCACCACCGCGACGCGCTCATACGCCGTCTCGACATCAACCGCGTCGCCGTCGCCGGTAAACACGCCCGTCCACGCGGACGGAAGGAAATCCTCCAGATTGAGCGCTTTGATGTCGTAGCGCTCAAACGGCGACAGTACAAGTTGTGCGGCGGGCTTATACATCAAACAGCACCTCTGTACCCCGCGCCGCGCCCCACACCGCCAGCGCGAGCGCAACTACCCCGTCGTCGTGACAGCCTTCCGGCGCGCTGTAGCGAGCGCGACCGGACGCGGAAATATCGACGCTGTACATCTCCAGTTCGTTGAGCAGCCAGTCCAGCGCGGGCAGCACAATCGTTCGCTGCTCCAACGCCAGCGCCAGCGTGTCGATCAGTAGCGGTTTTGAAGCGACCGTCGTCGTAAACGCCTGCACCGGCAGCCCGGCGCGCTGCAACTCTTCGATATTCGGCGCGCCGATGCTGTTCGCCTCGGCGATCACCGCGCCGCCGCCGTTGCGCTGCCAGAACGTAACCAGCGCGCGGCGCTGGGTTGCGAAATCCACATCGACGAGACGTTCAACGTCGACGACGCACCGCGTCTGCGGGTCGAGCGCGGCGAATACGGTTGCGTCTTCGTAGCGCCCCCAGTCCACCCCGATCACCGCAGCCTCGTTGCTGCGCGCGATCTCGCCGACACAACTACGAACGTTGCGGAACACCGCGCCGCCGTCGTCGAGGAACTCGGCGTCGAGTTCTTGACGCGCGGCGCGTTCGGTCATTGCAGATCGCAGCAGCGCAATATCTGCCGGATCGAGACGCGGATTGTCACTCGTTGAACGCCGAACCGTCGCCCAGCGCGGGTCGTCAAGCGCGCTCTGGTGAATGCGCCAGAAATCCCCTCGCCCTTTCGGCGTTCCCGCCAGCACCGCGCGCCCGCGTCTGTCAAGCAGCGCGGGGATCAGATTTTCGCGCCAGATTGTTTCGAGATTGCGCACCAGCCCCGCCTCGTCCACCACAATAAGATCGTACCCGCGTGACCTTCCCGCGTTCTCGTTGTCCAACGACCAGAACTCGACGCGCCCGCCGGTCGTTGTGTCGATCCGCCGTTCCGCCTTGTACTCGTCCGCAACCGGCGCGCGCAGTACGCGGCGCACTTGTTCCCACACCGGCAGCATCAACTTATACGTTGGAGCGAAATACCCGACCGTCTGCCGGTGCACCAGCGCGGCTTCAACAAGCATCCGCGCCAGCAGATGCGATTTCCCCCACCGCCGCCCGGCGCGAAGATGAACGAACCGCGCGCTTCTGGTCTGTTCCGAAACCGCGATCTGGTCGGCGTGCAATTGCGGCAGTCGTACCTCATACCGTTTTGACGAACGCCGCTTCATCGACGATCACCAGCACGTCCCGTTCGGCGTTCGGTTGCTCATCGAACTGCGACAGAAACAGCCGCGCGGCGGCAACGCGCGCGCTTGCCGGCTCGTTGTCGTTGACAACGATCATAAACAGCGCACGCAACACCGCGGCGCGGGCTTCGTCTGTCAGCAGTTCGTCAATCGTCATTTGTAGTTGCGATAGTACTTCCGCGCGATTGCCTCAACCTCAACCTCGCTCAGCGGGATGTGGTACGAGACGACGTAGCCGAAGATGACCACCAGCGCCGATTGCACCTCTGCTGGCAGATCAATCCCGACAAACTCACGCAGCGCCCAGGTGAGAATGATGACGGTTGCAGCGGCGAGCGCGCCGTAGGTGATCTTATCCAGCGGTTGCGAAAAGGGAAGGTTCATCTCCTCCTCCTACTCCTCTCCCGGCGGGGCGATGTTCACCCGCTCATTTTAATTATACCGGGAACGCGCCGCTTTTTCGTACTCCAGATCGCGGCGGCGCGCGGGTGTCACAACGCCTGCTTCTCTTTTATTTCTATAGAGTGTTGTGACAGCACTGATAAGCCAGCAGCGGGCGGGGGAGTACTCCATTCGGGTGATGCAGCGGGTGTCACAACACTGCATATAAATAAAAGAAGATCGAGTGTTGTGACGCTGCTGAACAACCAGAAACCCCGCCGGCGTCGGCGGAGCTTCTAGGAGGAGAAGGAGGGAGGATCGTCTGTTACTCGCCGCGCCGCGCGTCCTCGCGCCGCAGTTGTTCGACCAGCCGCCGCGCGTCTTCGACGTACGCGCGCCAGCCGACCGGCTCGCCGCGGTATTCGACCGCGTAGTCGCGCGTCTCGCGGTCGAAGATGATTTTGAAATCATCACCAGAGTCAATAACGATTTCGCGCGCCGGGCGCGGTGCGGGGGTTGAACGTCGCTTAGGCATCGAATTACTCCTTTCTGATGATCGAATACGCTGCTAGTATACCACACGCGCGTTGGGTTGTCAAGTCGCAAAATCGCGGGAAAATCTCGAAAATTGGGTATTGACAAACGGCGCGGGGTGTGGTATAGTATAACCGTAATCGATAAGCGCTTAGCACTAAGGAGGCACACAAAATGCTGCAGACGTACAAAATCTGGGAAGGCGAGCGAACGTTTCTGCCAGGCGACGACACCGGCAAATTCACAATTATCGAAATCACCGGCGAGGAACTTGGGTGGTTCGAGGACGTAATTGACGGAAAGACCTACTACGTTTATCAGACATCCGAGGGTAAGGTTGTGATCAATATTGTGGAACAGAACTACGGTATCGGTGAACCTAGCCGCGCCGTAATCTGCCGGTTCAGCAGCCTCGAAGAGGCGGCACAGAGCGAGCAGCGATACGCTCTTGAGGAACTGCGGCTTATCTAACGAACCAACCAACCACAAACCCCGCGCCTCACAAGCGCGGGGTTTTCTTTTCCCCGCCGTCGCCAAGCCCGCGCACTGTTGTCACAACACATCATCTTCTTTTATTTATACAGCGTGTTGTGACAGAACGACAAACAGAAACCGCCGGACGCGCGTCCGGCGGTTCTGGCGTTCGCGTCGGGGGCTAGTTGTGTTTGACGAACGGGGTGACGGCGAAGGTGTAGCCCCATTGGTCGCCGAACGCCAGCCACCCGCTGCTGCTTCGTCGCACGCTCAGGCGCGAGTTCTTTCCGAACAACCGCAGCCCGCGCCGCAACTGGGCGACGCTGTACCATCGCGTATCACCGTCCGCCTTCGGTCGGAAGAGCTCTTCCCCACCGCGCGGGGTATCCACTAGCGCGACGTACTCTTTCGAGCTCATTTCCTTCAACGCTTTGAATTTGGGATTATCCGAGAGAGGAAGGAGTTCCCACCCCAACGCCTCGTCTTCTAACTTCCCGAGCATCCGTTTGATCTGGACGCGCGGGCAGTGGAAGTCGGGCAACTTCACCTCGCAGTACTCGCCCGCGACTTCCCCAACGTTCTCCTCATACCGCGTGCTCCGCGCGGTTACGGTCACGCGGTTCCCAACAACGGCGACGCTTCCGATCCACGTCGCCTCCGCCAGCGCCTCCAGCACCCGCGCGGCTTTCGGCGAGATCGCGCCTTCGCCGCGCAGAAACACCAAATCGTCAAACTTCTTGGCGACCAGCATTACGCCGTCGGTCGCCAGCATCACGCCGTCGGCGACGTGAACACCGACGAACGGCGTCTCCTGAATGTCGAGGGCGACGCGGAGAAAGTTGGAAAGTTCTGTGCTGGGCATAGTCATTTCCTTTCTACAACAAGAGGCGCGGCGTGCGAGGGGTTCGCAGCCGCGCCCGGTGCTGTTATTGAAGCGATTCTAACTCCTTCCCGAAAAAACAACTTCGCAAGAACAGGAGACGGGAATACATAGACGTATGCTTGATCAGTCTCCTCGCGGTCGCTGCGGAATAAGCAGACCGCAATCTTACCATTCCCATCCTCGAAAAAGACGGTGCGGGCGTTGTCTTTCGACAAAACACCGACGCGCTCGCCTTTGAATTTGATGTCGCCGGCTTGAATTTTCTCGTCGTCGCAAACGATGTCACGCATTGCGCCTTGCCAAACTTGGATTGCCATTTCTTGTCTCCTTTCGTTTCGTTGATTTACTGTGTTTCTACTATACCACAACCCGCACCGTTTGTCAATACCCAACTTTCAAGGCAAACAAAAAGCGCCGGGCGAACGTCCGGCGCTCTCCAACGTCAACCCGCGCCGCTATCTCGCCAGCGCCCACACGCAGCGCGCGAGCGCTTCGGAAAGCGTCGCCGCGTCCGTCTCGTACTGCGCCAGCGTTCCCAGACCTTTATGCCAATACGCGACCTCGACGCGCCAACCGCCTTCGCGTCGTTCGATCTCGACCAGCACGACGCGCGGCAACGCAAACAGCGCATCGAGCGGCTTGTGCGCGGCGGTGTGGATGTCAAGTGCGAAAGCGTCGATGGCGTCGCTTGCGCGGGCGACGTTGATGATGCGGTCGCACTCGCCCGCGTCGGTCAGTACGACGCAGATCGCGTGCGGGTGTCGCTCGAATTGGATTTTCACACACACCTCCGTAAAAAGCGAAGGGGCGCTCCGGCGAACCGGAACGCCCCGAACTGACTACCGACCGTCAACCTCGTCGAGTGTGAGCGTCGGGCGGGGGATGATCCCCGCATTCTCCATCTCCCACCAGAACCGCTCCTCTGCCTCAGGCAGAGTGCGAAAGACAAAGACCTCCGAGATTTCCGGCTCGTTCTCCCAGCGGCTCCATCGCCGCCGGTGAACGATAAAACGCCCGTCCACCGCGCGGTAAAACGCGGTCTCCGTACCGCGCGAGTTGTGCTCCTCCCACAAACCGCCGATGCGCTCACCGTCAAATTCGACCATCTCCCCGTTCACGAACTCATCGCCGAGAATAACGCGCCGGTTTCCCTGGAAAAGTTGGATCGTAACCATAGTGTTACTCCCTTCTGTCGGTGAAATCGATTACGCTTCTACTCTACCACATCCCGCGCCGGTTGTCAAGCGGGAAATTCGCCGGAATTTCGCCGAAATTGCCTCTTGACAGTTGGCGGGAACTGCGGTATAGTAGAGACACAGTAATCAATCACTTCTAAGGAGGCTCAAGATGGCAACCATCAGCATCTGGCGCGGCTACCGCGACTGGGACGCAGGCAGCGACTACGAGATCGTCACTTACGAGGACGCGCGTGAGATCGGATCGGTTCGGTTCACTGATGCTGACAGTGATATTCAGTACCGCATCATCCGCACCGGGGACGGAGAGATTGTCATCTTTTTCGTCGAGCGGAAAGGGCACTACTGCGAAGCAGAAATCTTCGAGTACCCCGATCTCGAAACCGCTGCCAAAGACTACGCATTCATCCTCCGCAGAGCGGGCGTCATCTAGACGACCCGCCGCAACCCAGAAGCCCCGTCCGGCAACGGATGGGGCTTCTTATTTCCCCTTGCACTTCCCGCAATACCCGTACCGCCGCGCAGCCCCGTACTGCTGCTGCGTCAGCGCAGCACCGCAGCGCGGGCAGCGATACGGCAGCGCAGCACGCTGCTGATGCCGGTGCTGATGCTGATGCTGGTGCTGATGCTCAGCAGTATGCTGATGCTGCTGCTGATGCTGCTGCTGATGCTGCTGCTGATGCTGCTGCTGATGCTGCTGATGCTGATACTTGAGCATATGCTCAGCAGTATCAGTAGTATGCTGCCGGTGCTGGTGCTGCTGACCGGCAGTATGCTGCCGGTGCTCAGCAGTATGCTGCAGCATATGCTCAGCAGCATCAGCACTGTGCTGCCGGTGTTGGTGCTGCTGATGCTGGCGCTGCTGATGCTGATGCTGGTGCTGGTGCTGCTCAGCAGTATCAGCACTGTGCTGCTGGCGCTCAGCAGTATGCTGCTGATGCTGGTGCTGCTGCTGATGCTGATGCTGCTGCTGATGCTGCTGCTGCTGCTGATGCTGCTGATGCTGATGCTGCTGCTGATGCTGCTGGTGCTGGTGCTGGTGCCGGCGCTCAGCAGTATGCTGGAGCATATGCTCAGCAGCATCAGCAGTATGCTGCTGCGCACTGCTGTGCAGCAGCGTCGCAAGCGTATACGCCAGCGTCGCAAGCGGCGCGCTCTCCAGCACCGACAGCGCCAGCAGCAACCAGTCGAACGTTGCGAGAAACTGCGCCGCGCCGCTCAACCCCGTCGGTACGCGCGCGGCATAGTCGGCGAGGACGTTGAGCGTGATCGCGGTGAGCACCGCCGCCCGCGCCACGCGCGCCGCAAGTCGCCGACGCTGCGGATCGGTAAACGCCGCGAACGCCAGCGACAGATACGCCAACTCGATCCCCACCGCCGCCAGCCAGCCCGCAGCGTCCCCGCGCGTCGGGGCGAGGGCGCGCTGGACGCCCAACGCGGACGGGGCGCTCAGCAGCAGCACTGATAACGTTGCGAGAATGCGGAATTTCACGAATGCTTCTCTTTCCCCGTCACAACACGCATTCTTCTTTTATTTCTATAGAGTGTTGTGACGGTCGTTGTTCCTCAACGCCCGCGTGCTAAGCACCGCAAAACCCCTCCTCACAGAAATCCGCTTGCTCTTCCGCCGCGTCCGCCCGCAGCACCGCGATCTCGTCTTTCCCGCGCTTCCGCCGCTCCTCGTTGATGCGCCGCTCCAGTTCCTCACCCTTCTCGCGCAGCGCCGGGTATTGTCTGAGCAACTCAGATTGACTGCGGGCGCTGCGGTACGGACAGAACCAGCACGACGATTTCGGCGGCGGCGTCAACCCGGCGCGTTCGATTATTGCGCGGCAGTCGTTGCGGGTAAGGCGCTCGTCTACCAGCGGGTAGACGTTCTCAATACGCTTGAAGCCGGAATCGCGCATCCGGTGGAACTCGTCTACGCTGATTCCCAGCATCAATCCGATCCGCTCGCGTCGGTACTTGTCGTACAGATAACGTCTGATCGGCTCGACTTTATACTGTCTGGTGCACTGGCGCTTCAACATAAACGATCCGTCGCGAGAGCGCCACGGCGCGGGCGTGAACGCCGGGCGCGCAAGCATATCTCCGTACAGATCGCGCTGTAGGATTGTGATGCCGCGGTTGTACGTCTCCCGCAGCCAGCCCGCGAAGGACGCAACGTACTCGCGCGTTGCGGGCGACTCTGCGTCCAGCAGATCAACGTGGACGATCTCGTCAATCCGCCACCCGCGCTGCATCGCCAATACGACCAGCGCGGTGCTTTGGACGCCCCCGCCATACGAAATGACCGTTCGTTGTGCGCTCATACCCGCCCTCCTCGTTCCCCCTCGCCCGCGTCCAACGCCGGAAGGACGTACACCTCTGCGATATCAATTCCGTCGTCAAGGAGGGATAGTCGCATCTGATGCAACGCCACGCGCCCGTCCTCGGTGCGGTAGAGCACGCAACGCTCTACCCACTCGTCCGCGCGCGCCACATCAACGACGGCGAGGAACTCGCCGACAAACCGGACACACTGCGTACTCTGAAACGTATTCCCCCGCACCCCGCACCAGAGTTCGATTTCCTCCACTTCGCGCCTCCTTTCTCATTCCTCGCTCTTCAACCGAGCAGCCCGCGCCCAGTCGTCGTTGCGGAACCGCGCACCTAACGCCCGCGCCTGTTCTCGACTGAACCCCGCACGCTGGAGCGCCGCCAGCGCAGCGAGCAGCGCGTCGTCCCCGTCCGTCGGGGACGGATCGATGCCCGTCCCCGCGCTTTCTGAAGCCAAATCAACCCCCTCAATCCGTCCCGGCGCGTCAGAAAGCCTTGGGACGGGGCTAGGGGCGTTTTGCGGCAACACAGCGCCTTGGGACGGCGCGATGTCGTCCCCGTCCCCGCTCTCGGAAACCTCCCCAAATTGGGCGTTTTCGGCGCTTTTTGTGGGTTCGGGACGGTCGGGGACGGGGACGGATACGTTCCGTCCCCAGGCATCAGAAAGCCTTGGGACGGCTCCGCCCCCGTCCCCAGGCATCAGAAAGCCTTGGGACGGTACAATTTCGTCCCGCGGCTTGCTGACGCTTTGGGACGGATCAACCCCCGTCCCCGCGCTTTCCAAAGCCAAATCAACCCCTTCAATCCGTCCCCGCGCATCAGAAAGCGTCGGGACGGGCTTCTGCTCATCAGCCGTCACAACACTTGCTTCTCTTTTAATTAAAGGAGGTGTTGTGACAGCACTGAACAACAACGTCTCCAGCAGCGCCGCATCGTTGCGCGCGTTGATCAGCCCGTCGAAGTCTCCGACCAACACCGGCGTGCGGACGAGAAACTGCTCGTTGTTGTGTCTCACCACGAACAGCCCGCGCTCGCCGGGCGGCGGCGGCAGTTGTGACGGGCGGTACACCAGCGCCTTCGGATCGCGCACCCCCAGCGCCGGCGCGTCCTGGCTCCCGTCCACCAGCGCGCCGGAGATGAGGGTTGATAGGTTCATTCGCCACTCCAGCCGCTTGCCGGTGGGCGTCTGCATCGAGACGATAACCCGAATGCCCAACGCCCGCGCTTTGCTGACGAGCGCGATGAGCAGCCGCTCCGTCTCGTCAACCACATCGATGATGTCGGTTGCGAGGACGATCAGCAGCGGCAGCGGGTCGGGCGCTGTCTGGTTGTACTCCTCGACGCTGCGCACCCCGGCGCTCAACAGCAGCCCGAACCGACGCTTTGCTTCCTCGTTGATTGCGCCGATCGCGTCCAGTATGCGCCGTTGCCCCTCGTCGCCGTACCCCCCGGCGGGAGCAAAGAGCATCTGCGGCAGTCGGGCGAGGTTCGGCGTCAACCAGTCGCCCTTGCCGTCCAGTATCGCCCACTGCGCGCCCGGTTCGTTGAGCAACGCCGCAAACCACAGCCGCAGCAGATGATCCTTCCCGCAGCCGCTGGTGCCGTACAGCCCGATGTGGAGCGCGTCGCGCCCGAAGTCGAGCCAACGGAACGCGCCGGTCTGGTCGCGCCCCAGCGGGACGGCGTAGCGCGCCGGGCGCGGGTCGGCGGGGTTGAACAGTGATGAGGAAGGAAGCGTCACAACACCTTTGTCTCTTTTATTTATAGACGGTGTTGTGACGGCGGGCGCTGGTGTTGTGACAGCAGCGGGGGCTGCGGCAGCGGGGGCTGCGACTGCCGCCGCAGCCTCAACCGTCACAACACCCGCTTCTTCTTTATTTATAGACGGTGTTGTGACAGTACGCAGCGCCGTCGGCAGCAAGCCACGCTGTTCGAGTTGGCGCTCAACCCGATACGCGGCGTTGTTCAGCGCGTGGTAGACACGCGCCGCCGCCTCGCGGTTAGTCGCCGCGAGCAGCGCGAGGAACGCGAAGACGCCGGCAATCGGGTCAACGCTGAACGCCAGCGCGACGCCGAACAGCATCAGAAAGACGGTTTTCCCGCTGACGTTCACCGCCCGCCTCCCCCGCCGCCGCTCGCCGCGCGCACGTTCGCGGCGAGCAGCAGTGTCGTCGCGCCGAAGAGAACCGCGAGAAACTCAAACGCAAACGATGCCGCGAAAGTCCAACCGACTTTCACCAACACCGCCGCAGCGCCCTCAATCACATCCGGCAGCGGCGCGAACAGCCCGCTGCGCTGCCAGATGTCGACCAACGCGACGGCTTCGGTGTAATCCGTCACGAGGTCGAAGAAGATGAAGAAGTAGACCATCCACTGCAACATACGGACATCACGCTGCGCCAACTTCGCTGCTGCGATTTCGATAAGCGTCGGCAGCAGCGTCAAGAACACCACGAACAACGTCAACCACTCTGCGCCCGTCGCCAACACATCATTAGCAATCGGCTGCATAAACCGCCACGTCGGGACGAGATCGTAGCGATACGCCAGCGCGCCAAAGACATACGCCATTACGAAAAAGCAGATCGCAGCGACGACCGCCGGAAACCCGCGGACGCCGCTTGCCCAATCCGCCGCGCGCTTGAGGTTGTCGCTGAGGTCGAGCGCGCTCAGCAGACCGTCGGCAACGTTGCTGTTGACGAGGGCGAGAATGACGCCCCCGGCGATGACCCAAGCGATAAGATCACTCATACAGCGTCCATCCTTTCTTACCGCGCACCCAACGCTCAACGAGATACGCTCCGTCCGGCGCTTCACGCCCGGCGACGTAGCCAAGCGTCCCATTCAGATCGTAGATGACGAACGCGCCCGCCGCGCGCACCGCAACGTCGCGCTTTGCGGCGCGTTCAAAACGCCCGACCGCGTGCGTCCACTCTTCCAACTCTTGATGCGGGATTTCCTCAATCTTCCACCACATTTCGATGCTTCCTTTCTAACTCCTTCGCCAGTAGTTGTACAACCGTCTCGTGCACATACCCCCACCGCAGACACACCGCCGCCAGATCGCGGTACGGCTGGCGCAGCCGCTTCGCAGCCGCGTGCAGATCGGAAAGAACGGCTACTACGTTCTCGTCAAGACGCCAGCACAACCCCAGATGCGCTTCAGCCGCTGCGTCGAGATCGACATACGTTTCCCCGACCGCCGCGCTTTCGTTGAGCGCCGGGATGTGGTAGCGTAGGAAGTAGCGGATGTACGTCGGACGATACCCGACCGTCAGCATCAGTTCGGCGACCGCCTGCGCGTCGCTGCGCAGTTTGTGGCGCGTCCAGCGCAGCAGTCGCGTCTCGTCTCCATCAACGCCGCGCAAGCGTTCGGCAAAGAACCGCATCGCGGCGCGCAGATCGTCGTCACGCATTTCTGACCACCACACATATTTGACGCATCATCTTCGCACTCGGGATAATCCCGCGCCGGAAACAGAAGAGCACCGCCCGCCGGTCGCGGTCGTCTTCGATGCGCCACACCGCGTGCATCACGCGCAGCGCAAGACGCAGCGCCGCACTGTCGAGTGCGTCGCTCAGCGCGTCGTTCCAGTGGCGGTTGATGAACTCGCCGAGCAGCGCGGGTGTGCATTGTTCGAGCAAAAACTCAGCCAGCGCCTCTCGATCCGCCAGCGCCCGCCGCAGCAACGCCCGCGCCGCGTGGCGGTCAAGCGGCGCATCGGCTGCCAGATGCGCGTACCAACGCACAAAGCGTTCCGCTTCGTCACTCATTCTTCCGCTCCTTCCCGACGAGTTCATCTAACACTCGCCGGGGCATCATCACCCACTCCCGATCCACCCGCGCGCCGTTCTCCGTTCTGGTCGGCACGTCGTCACCGAAGACGAGAACGAACAGAGGAATACGTTCGTAGCGCGCCGCGCGGTCTATCGTCTGAAGCAGCGCGTCAAGCGTCGGTTTGGTCAACATCTTTCGCCTCGCTTTCACTTCTACCGCAAAGCCGGGGTTATCACCAACGAACCCGTCAACGCCGAAGCGCGTGAGGTGTCCCACACGCCCGGTCGAAGTCAAAAGGCGGGCAAGCGACGGATCGCTCACCCGCCCGAATGTGGCTTGCAAAGCCCGCAGTGCTTCTCTCTCCTTTCTTTTCCAACGCGGTTCAGAACGGGACTTCATCTTCTTTCGTCTTTCGCAGCCTCGCGCGAACGGGGGCGATGTGGACGATTTCGCACCACCCGTTGGGTTTGGTTTCCAGCGTCAACTGGTACTCCCGCCCTATCGCGTTTTGCACAAACTCTTCCGCGTTGGCGAGTTGTTCGTCGGTCATCACCGACACGCCATAGAGCCAAGCCAGAACCTTATACAGGTTCGTGGTTTTGCCGCTCTTACCCGGGTGGTCAAGCCGCGCGGGCTTGCGCACCCACTTTGAGACGCGCAGCGGGTTCCCGTCATCGTCCTCCACCTCGAACTCGAAAACGAACGCGTCTTCCATCACCGGCTCCGGGCTAAGCCTCGTCTCGAACGTCGGACGCTGGCGCTCTTTGATGCTGAGAAACCGCCCGATGTACGCCCCGTTGAGTTCTGGTCGTTCGCGTCCGTTGCCGGAGTTGCCGATGAGTTCCTTGAACATACCTTCCACTTCCTTTCTATCGCCTTCGGCACAATCGCCTTAGTCCGCAGTATACTCCAGAACGCCCGTTTTGTCAAGCGGATCACACCGTTTTCGGAACGGACACCAACGACATTCTTCCGTTCCCCAAGCGACCGCCTCGGCGATGTACCCCTCCAGCGCCAGCGACTGAAGTCGCAACGCCTTGTAGAGCAACGCCTCCGCGCGTGCGCGGTCGATCTCGAAGCGCATCTCTTCCATTTCGCCGGTGTCGCGGTTGACCAACAGTACGACGCCGGTTTGTGCGTCGGTCAACGCAGCGTACACACTGATCTGGTCAACGTATTCTTCCAACTTCGACCGCGCCGCCCACTCCTTTGCGCTGACGGTTTTGATGTCAACGACCGTCAGCGCATCGTTTTCGTCAGTCAGCAGCGCATCGATCCTCCCCGATACCGCGCCGCTGACCACTCGAACCTCTGTTTCCACACGCCCCGGGTACGCTTCCTTCAACAGCGCTTCTAAATGCGCGTGGATCGCGTCGCCCAACAACGCCGACGGACTGTCTGCGCGCGGCGCGTCCGGTTCGCACCCCAGCAACGCGAACGTGATGCGCCGGTCGCACGCCGAAATCTCGCTTGCGTACACGCGATCCCGCGCGGCGACCGGGCGACGCTTCGCGGCAACGACGCCGCGGATGGCGTCAACGAGCGGTTGTTGTCGTTGTATCTTCACTCCGAAAAACGCACTCATCAGTACTTCCTCCAATTCTTAGAAATAGGGTTCGCTTCGACTGCGGGCGGACAGCGCTGCATATACCGCCGCGCCGCGTCAAGCATCACTTGCTCCAACCAGCGCTGCGCCTCCGCTTCTGTAAGCGTTTCGGGTACGATAGCAAGCGCCTCGTCGTAGATCGGGGCGACGATCATCCGCTCGATCCCCAACGTCGCCTCAACCCCGCCCTCGCGCGGCTCGGTGAGCCGGAAGGCGTCTAACATCGCTTGCGCCATAACGACCGCGTTGCCCCCTTGACAAGGATGGTTCATTGCCTGACGCCGGATCGCACCGCACTCGCGCCAGACGCGCCCCTCATCCGCGCGGCTCGTTGCGGGCTTCGGCAACGTAAACCAGCGGCGCAGACCGGCATACGTCGTTACGTATCCGGCGGTCGAACCGTCTGCGCGCTTCGCACTCTGCTCAAACGGCGCGCGGGCGGTGTCCGCAAACCAGTTCGACAACACCGGATACGCCGCGCTGAATTCTCGGAAGAATTGTGCCGCTTCGTCGACCGTTATATGCAACTTCTTCGCCAGCCCGACCGGGGTGCCGCCGTAGAAGTATAAGAACGCAACCACCTTTGCGACTTGCCGCGTCGTCTTCTTGTACGTCTTCCCGATCCTCTCCATCAACCCGCTTTCGATTACAAACCGCACCGTTCGCCGGGCGTCCCAGCCCGCCGGAATGATGTATCCCTCAACCGGCGTCTGCTGAAACGTCAACGTTGTCGGCTCCGGCTCCGCAACGTCCCCGCGCCGCAAGTGGAACATCAGCGCCGCAGTGACGCTGTGGTTGTCGCCGCCGGATCGGAACAGCGCCAGCAGCGCCGGGTCTTCCGACAAGTCCGCCGCGATGCGCTGTTCCATCGCGGCGTAGTCGGCGTTGACGAACACATAACCGTCCGGCGCGAGAAACGCGCTGCGGTAATCGAGATCGTCCCCTTCGCCGCGCGGGATGTTCAGCAGATTGGGTTCGCCGCACGCGAACCGCCCGGTGTCCGCGCCCGCGATCTTGAGGTTCGGATGCACCCGCCCGGTCAGCGGGTGGATATGCGCGAGAAACCCGCGCCCGTAGGTCGTCACGCGCTTCTGCCAATGTGACCACCGGCGGTACAAATCGAAGAACCGGCGCTTTTCCGGATCGTCTTCGTATTCTCGCTCCAATTCGCCTAACTCTTGTTTGTCCAGCGAGTTGATGTCAACCCCGCGCATCTTCGCCGCTGTTTTGACCAGTTCGCGCTTCGTCAAATCCTCCGGTTCGACGCCGAGGTACTCCGCAAATTGCTCCGACGCAGCGCGCAGCCGCCGCTCCGCCTCGTCCGCCAACTCGCCCCAACGGGCGGCATCGATGCGCAGCCCGCAATACTCGACGGCGGCGGTCGGAACGGTGAGGTTGACGAACAGACGCACCGCGTCCAGTACGCCCAGCGCCTCGGCGCGCTGCTGCTGGCGGCGTTGGGTCGGGAAAAGAACCTCAACGTCTTTGAGCGCATACTCGACTTGCGCCGGGTTCGGCTCCGGTGCGTGCGGGTTGGCAAACGTCTCGCGAACACTTTTGTCCAACTTCTCACCGATCCAGCGTTCGGTTACCGCTGCAAGCGAATGAGGAACGTCGAGACCGAGCGTGATCACGCGGTCGGCGACAACGACATCCCATTCCACTTTCGGAAAAACGCCGGTGGTGTGCAGCACGAACTGCACATCAAACGTCAGGTTCGCGCCGACGAGCGGTATGCGCTCGAAGATCGGGAGGAAAACATCCAGACCGACGCGCCGCACGTTGAAGCAGTAGGCGTCGCCGGACGGCGTTGCGAACTGGACGAGGAAGATGCGCGAGGTGCGCGGGTCAAGTCCCGGGCGCACCGGGTCGTTGCCGTAGTCGCCGGACTGGAGCAGCCGGGCGACGTGGCGCATCACCCACACCGGAACAACCTCGTCGTCGAGCGCCTCCAACGCACTCTCCAGATCGTTGATGCGCCGCGCCGAGGTCTTCCCGCCGCGCGGGACTTCGGCGAGGAGACGCTGCAGGCGCTGCTTCTCGGCGAGATGATCCACCGGCGGCGGCAGCGGGTCGGGAAGGTCGTCGGGGTCGGGGTCAAACGTCAGACCCCACCGGTTGCGTTTGAGATACGCAAAGTACGCTTTATACGCGGTCTTGGTTCGCTCTCTTGGGTAGTGGAAGTGCGGCTGCGTCTCGATATCGAACGCAAGCGCTTCGCATTCGAGCAGCGATTGAACCGCATCAAGCGCTTCTTCTCTGTCGTTGATGTACTTCCTCAACCTTCACCAACCTTTCTGAGATGTCGTATTCGCGGTGCTTCCGCAGCGCCCCGCGCCGCGTGCGCAGCCAGCGCGCAGTTGAGGGCGTGCGCAGCACATCGAATACGGCTAATCCGTCGATGAAGAGAATAGCAGCATAGACGGGGATTGTCAAGCGACGCGCCGCGTCGACGACGGATTGCGGCAGAATGGTGGTGCGGTACGTATCAGAGCGCACCGACCGGCGCTTGACTTCCAGCGCGGCGATCGGTCGCTCGTCGTCAACGATCAGAAAATCCAGCGGCGCGTAGGCGTCCAGCCGCACCAGCGTCAGATCGAGACGATGCGGGTAGAGCAGCAGCGCCGCCGTCTGCGCGATCACTCGCTCATACGGCAGCCCGAACGCGGCTTGTTCGTCAAAGGATCGCATCGCCGCCTCCTAGTGTACAGCAGCAGCCGTCACAACACGCGCTTTTCTTTTATTTCTATACGGTGTTGTGACAGCCGTTCCGAGAAACTCAAACACCGGCGCGGTTCGCTCTTGATGTCGCTTGCGGATGCCCGTTGCACGCAGTCGCGCCCGGTCAACGTTGACCAGCCGGTAGACGCGCACCCGCTTCCCTCCTTCCGTTCGTTGCTGCTTCCCATCGATCCCGACGCCGATGCGACTGAAAAGCGCGCCGATGAACGACATCGGCTTCCGGCGAAAGTCTTCGCGCACCTTGATCCCCAGCGCGGCGTGGATCAACAACCGGTTGCGCTCTACGAGATCGATGAACTCTTCAGTAATTGCAATTTCTGCACCTTCTTCAATCCGCAGTCGCAACTCTGCGAGGAGCGCGTTGAACCAGAACGCGAATAACGCAAACCGGTTGCGGTCGGCGCTGAACCGCCGCGTCGCCTCTATCTCGTCCAGCGCCTTCGCAACCTCTGCGTCCTCGACCGCCGCGAAGCGCTGCGCCGCGCCGTATGCGCCGCGCTCGTCGTCGAGCACTAATTCAGCGTCAATCTCGATGCCGTACCGCTCCTCCAATTCGACCTTCCGTTCTGCGTCGCGCTTCTCTTCCGCCGTCTTCGCCTCGTCCGGCGCGGGCGCGTTGGCGATGCGCTCGGCTCGTTCGCGTTCGCGGGCGGCGCGCGCTTCGTTCAGCGTCCGGTGCATCTTACGTCGTTCGTCGTCGGTTATTTCCGGTTTGTCTCGGTCGTCGTGCACCTCGACGCCCTCGGTGATATACGAACCGACAAAGTTCTCAAAGAACCGGTTCTTCTGCGCCGCATTTTTGGCTTTGACGACGCTATAGAGATCGAGGTACAGCCGATCCCACTCGGTTGCCGGTTCCGCATCTCCATTTGCGCGCGAAATGCGGAAATCGTTCTCCAGACGACGCAGCGCCACAAGGTCGCGGTAGGCGTCGGGGGAGGTCGGTTCGCTCATCTGTTTCGGGTCGATGTATACAAACGCTTCGCGGTCGTAGGGGTTGCGAATGCGCCCCAACTGTTGGCGGAAATCATCCACATCACCGACGCCGACGCCGTTGCGCGCGATACCGAACAGCCAAAACCCCTCGACCTCAATCGAGACGCCGGTGCCGACGGACGGTGAGTAGATGAACACATCGATATCCGTCAAGCGTTCGTTGATGTTCTCAAGGATTTCGTTGTTGCTCTCCCCCGTCTCGGCGGTGACTTTGAGGATTTTGTCTTCTGGTGTGAATTCTTTGAAGAACTCTTCCGCCTTATCCGCGTCGGCGCGGGTGTTGCACGCAATCGCAACCCGACCGTCGTATTGCTGATAGAATCTCTTTGCACACGCCAGCAAATCCTCAGGAGATCGGAGAAGCGTGATGTGATCGAGCATCCGGTGTTGATATTCGTTCTCCACATACGCAATCGGACTGTCGGGGAACGCAGATTGAATAAACGTCAACGTCGCTTCGGCTATGTCAGCGTCGGCGAGGATAACCAACTTTGCCCGCTTGAGATGCTCCATCAGTGCGCCGAGCGCCTGCACTTTTCTGTTTTTGAGATTGCGGTCGCCTACGATCGCTTTCAGCACTTGTTCGATCTCGTCGATAATTACGAGTTCATACGACTCTTTCGCTTCAATTTTATCCAGACTGTGGATCGTGGTGGCGACGCGCGGCGCGTCGGTGATCCACTGACCGTCTTCGTAATACGGGGTCAACCCCAGTCGTTGCGCATTTTGCCTCACCAGCGAGACGCGGTGTCCCACCGACAACACCCGATTGTAGCACTTCGCGGCTTCCGCCAACCACTG